GTATCGTGGATGATCCAGTCAACCTGCCCCAGCAGGACACGCAGGCGGTGGTCTTGTTCGGTGGTGACAGCATTCTGGTTCGCCAGTAGCGTCCAGTCACGTCGATAGGTGATTTCTTTGGCGTACTCGGGGACGAACTCAGCCTTGTGGCCGCGAGCCTTCAGGAGCGACATCAACCCATAGGCCAACGTGCTCTTTCCAGAACCGGGGCCACCTACCATGTTGACGACCCTTGTTCGGGATTGGGTCACGGCTTTTAGTCCTTTTCGGAAGCCTCAGGAGCTTCAGGAAGGGCATCCTGTACATTGGATGCACGGCTGGCAGGGTAAGAAGGAGCAGGCTCTACGGCCTTCGGAGCGACCGTGAAGGGGGTTGAGGACCAACCGTCTTCAAGACGCAGCTTGGTAGCCAGCGCGTTCGGCACGTCAAAGGGTTCGCTATTGATGGGATCGTAGACGCGTGTGTACATGGTGCTCTCCAGTTAAAACCTTACGGCGCGATCTGGGCGATCCATAGATTAGCCGTCGTTGCCGTGATGTAGGACAAAGTGTCCGTCCCTTGCAGAAGGATTTGGACGTAAGTCTTGGCCGGAAGGAGCAAAGAGTTAGCCGTAGCAGCGCCGTTCCGCTCAATTTGACAGTCAGCATCCGCGACCAAAACGTACTGACGCTTGTTGTATTCGTTCTCACCGGGCGTGAAAGGGGTGACGGGAGTGATATTCGTCACCGCTTTCTTGACCGTTGGGCCGAAGAAATTGAGGGAGTTAGTCATTAGCTCTTGTCCTTACCGTAACGACGGTTACCGGCGCGGGGGAGTTCGACGGCCTTTTCGCCTTCTTCAGCTTCGGCTTCCAGTTCGTCGGCGTCCGGAACGACTTCTTCAACCGGAGCTTGCTCAACTACCGATGAGGGAGCAGAGGTGACGATCTTCTCGCCAGTGTAGCCTTCCGGCTTGGGAACGATGATGTCCTGGGTGGCGCGAGTGCCGTAACGGTCGAAGATTTCCTGGCCGACTTCCTTGGAACGCAGGCGGGCCGACTCTTCCGCTGTCAAAGCGATGCTTTCCGGGATGGGCTCAAACGGAGTGGTCTTCTTGGTCTTGTCATAAGACCAGCCGACATTCAGGAGGTCGCGTGCATTGGGGATCGTGTGAAACTCTTCTACGCCGTCCGGGCTGTAAATGGCGACCTTCTTAGTCATGATTCAAAAATCCTTGGGTTCGGGGGAAGCTCTCCCCTGGTATTACAGTTTAGGTTAACGAAGTCAAGATCAAAAATAAAGGGCCAGGGCGTTAGCCCTAGCCCTTTAAAATCAGACCGAATTCGAACTACTTAGTTCGACAGATTCGGAGCCACGAATGCCCAGTATCCGAGGATAGGGGTCGTGCCCGCGAGGGTCAGGTTAAGACCGAAGAACACTGCTGCCGGGTCTTCCAGACCGAGGGTCTTGACATCGGACTTGAACGTCAAGGTCGTGCCGAGATCGCCGATCAGGACGTTCCGGGTAAAGTGCGTAACCGGGTTGACGCCGTTCAGGTCGTAGGTGTTGGCGGTCAAGACGTAAGTCTCGTCGCCCGTGGTACGGTCCAGCGCTCCAACGTGGAAGACCACGTCGAAGGAGCCTTCACCAAAACGACCGGCCAAAGCTCCGCGAACGGACTTGGTGATCTTCTGGATGTCCACCTGCGAAGATGCTGTGGTGGTCGTGATATTGGCGGAGCCCGGAGCCTGAAGCTTGAGGGCTGCGTCGTAGGTGTGACGAACAATGCTTTCCATTTTTTGTCTGGGTCCTTTACCCGAGATTTAAAAGTTAGGGTTGGCCGAAGCCACCGCTTATTAAGCGGTGACTGCTGCCTTCTTGATACCCCAGACGCGAGCCGCTGCACGACCGCTCATTACGGCCAAGCTAACGAGCCACTCGATGCGGGTACGGTACACCGGAGCAGATTGGATTTGGCCGAGGTCATCGACTTCCATCGAACCATTCTGGAGACCGACAACACCTTCGTCGCCGATGTGGACGACGTAGATGGAGGTACCGGTTGCGGTACCGCCGCCTGGGCAGGTTTCAGTGAAGTCAATCACCTGGACGCCAGTGTCGTCATAGTCAGTGGTCAGGATCGGGAGGTCGTTGTAGAACATAACGCGCTCGCCGAACTCATTCTTGTCCCAGACGACGTAGCCGGAAACAGCTTGGTTCTTCGCAGACTGCGACAGCAGGTTGCGCATACGCTTCGACATGACCAAGTGGGTCGCGCCGTCAACCTGATCGATAGCTTCGTCCAGGGTAGCAAGGCTCAGAGGATCGCCGTTGGCAGTTCCGCCAGCCGGGAAAAGCTGTGCGCCAGTGATGCGCTTGCGGAGACCGTCGAACTGACGGGGGTCAGTTTCGGAGTCGCCCGTGATGATCTTGCCAGCGATGTACAACGACAGCGCCTTGATCTTCATGCGTTCCTGACGGGTACGGATGTCCGCGCCGTGGGTCTTCAGAAGAGCCTTGTCCACGTCCAGGTCGCCGCCGACAATGCGGAGACGCTCTGTCTGGGGATTGATGACGCCCGTGGAGGTCGTGTAGGATTCGTTGATACCACGGAAAGCGACGCCCGAAAGCTGGCCTTCCTGAAGGTACACATAGGCACCGCCCTGGATGTCCATGAAGGGAATAACGCGCAGAAGGTCAGGCGTTGCGAACAGTTCGATGATACCTGCACGCTTGATTTCGTCGTTACCAAGCGCCATCTGAGAGGCCTGGAGGAGTGTCAGAGCAGCCATTAGCTGTAGTCCTCATAAATAAAGTTTCTAAGCTGTGGATTTACGAGACGGCCCCCGTCCCGGGATCGCTCAGGCCCCACAGCGGGATACCTAAGGAATTCTTTTTGTGGTCTGCGGCCTGTGTGGCGCTTCCACTGATTTGGCGGGTGCTTATTACGGAAGCATCCCAAAACGAACCTTTAAGGTCGGCCAGACCATTAATCTAACTTGTTAAGGTTACTTCTGTCCGCTGTTCGCGAGAGCCAGAAGGTCGGCACCAGAAAGCTTCTTCAACTCTTGCAGTGTCTTACCGTGGACTTTCTTGTCCAAGATACCACCACCGGCTCCGCCACCCTGAGTCTGCATGAAAAAGAAGGGCTTTGCTTCCTTCAACTTCTGCAACCATTCAATTCCAGTCATCGGAGACGAACCGTCTGCTCCGTAAACTGTGGCATCGCCGTCGAACGGGGTAATACGACCCTGATCATCGGCACGGAAGGTCCGGAGAGAGACATCAACGATTTCGCTGATGGCCTTCGGATTTACACCTGAAGCGGCGTCCATGCAGGCGTCCTTGATATAGGACGCAACCTGCGAGGTCTTGTAGCGGTTCAGCACTTCGTCATGCCGACGTACCCAAGCCGCCTTCTCAAGCGCTTCTTTTTGAATCCGCTCTTCGAGAGTCTTACGGAGTTCTTCCGTACGCTTCAAAGTGGCTTCTTCAATCTGGCGACCTTCCTTAAGTTCGCCATCCTTAACTCGCTGTGCGGTTACCTTGAAGTCTTCAAGGTCCTTCACAAATTCCTCCGGGGTCTTTTCCCCGAAAATGGGCTTCAAAATGCCCAACTCTTCTTTCAGAGTGTCACGCTCTTTTGAGAGAGCGATGTTATTGTCACGGAAGCTATCGAGCTTCGACGCGGGGATGACGTTGACCGACATCTTACCTTCTTGACCATCAATCGCTTTCGCGAAATCACGCAGATCGGGCGGGACAGCATCCAAGCTGTCATAATTGATAATTGGCATTGACTTCTCTTTCGTAGACCTGAGACCCTCAGGAGGGGGTACGACCCTCGTACCGGAAGAAAGAGGACTGCTTTCGGGGCAGTCTTCTCGGGAACGTGAAATATTATTTCCACATTGTCAGTCTCGTATATACGAATTCATTTCGAATGTCAAGAAATCAAGATGATTTTTTATGACATTCATTCCATCGATGCCAAATCGAGGTAACGCTGCTCGATCAAACGACGGTCTCTTTTCCGATATTTACGCCGGTCGGAAGCCGACTTGACCTTATGGCACGGGTCTTTGCAGAGGATCACAACGTTGTCGGGTTCCCAAAACTTAGGGTCGCCGAAGGCAATCATCAGTGGAAGG